TCCTTGAACTCACCAGGAGCAATAGGTTCATTGTCGCCCACCATTCTTACTCCTTTAGCCTTAAAACCTCCTGGTAAATTAGCAAACTGTCCAGCATCAACAAGACTTCTCATTGCTGCTGTTGCCGTTAATGTTAAATTACCTAGGAAATGTATAAGACCTAACCCATAAAAACTAAAGCCTGGCACAAATTTGTAGTGGACAAAATGCATCCTTTTTTCTTTATTTGCATCATTTGCTTTATAGTTTCTACGAATACTTAATACTTGGCGAGACTCCTGTTCTACTGTTACAATATAAGGAGCAAACTCGCCTTCTTGACATTCTGGGTCAGGGATATCAAGATATAAATGTTGTTCTAGTAATACATATTGTGGATCATTATCAGATGTTGGTGATATTCCCATAATAGTATTTATTTTTTCTGCAAAACCTGTTTGAGATGGACTACTTGCATCTGGTAAATTTGTATCAACATAAATACCAGACTCCATATCTTTTTGCATATCAACCGGATTACGATAAATTACGTGTGTATATCGTTCTGCTTTTCGTAAATTAGAAGCATAGTACGATACATAGAATTGATCAATCGGTACAAACTCTGAAACAGGTCTTTCTAATCCAGCATCATAGTATACTTTCTTAATGGCAGAACCTATGAGTGGTAAATGAAATAACATTCTTTCAAACTCATCAAAGTATTCTGGCATTTGTTCAGTCAGCTGATAGTTCATAAAGTTCTGAACTCTATTTGCCTGTTCTTGTTTATCAACAGATTGGTTTCCTAGTATCTGTGCTTTAACAGGCCCACCAGAAGGAAATAATTCTTGTGATGCTTTTGCTTGAAATTTAACAGCAGATTCAATTAATAATGGATGAACTGCTGTACATGCACCTTCAAAAGGTTCTGTCGCATCTTCTAATTTTAAACCTAATAAATCAAAACCTCTTTCAAACATAGAATCCCATTCTCCTCTGGATTCTTTATCTGCTTGAAAGTTATCAATTACAGTATGTGAAATTGTTTTTAATAATTGATCATCTAAATTTGATGCAATATTTGCATAGTATTCTGCTGCTACAACTTCTTCTTGTATATTTTCTTCACCAAAATTTACTACAACTCCACCATCTGTATCTACTTCAAAAGAAACATCTGTATCTGCTTGTGGTGTTTCTATTGATACAACATTTGTTGTTTCTGTTTTTTGTTCAAATGGATTTTTTTCTATTGCCATTATAGCCTCTCCTTAATATAGCCACCAGTTTTAAATCTAGCTGCTCCTTTTTTTAAATAGTCTTTTTTCATTTGTGGTGTAATCTCTAATCTATATGATATACCATCTTTCATATTATTATCAACAAATGTAGTATCACGTTTTGCATTATATTTTTTTGCTATATCATTTAAATATCCTACATATTTTGTATCATAATTTCTACCAACCTTTGCTGCCTTATGAATTAAAAGTGAATTATTTATTAATTTTTTTAAATTTTTTTTATCTTTTGTTATTTGTACTGATTTTAATAATCTTTGTAAATTAGCTTCTGGTACTTTATATAATTTATATTTAGATAAAATTTTATCTAGTTTTTCTTTATTAGCAAGAGACAGCATTGGTAAATAATTTGGATTAAATGCTGATCCACGTTCACCTTTAACTTCAGATAGTTTTGGAAATTCAAGATCTTCAACATCCTTTAAGAAAGAATCTAAATTTTCAAATAATGTATCTCGTACCTCTAGTTTATCTCGTTGTAGACTATATTGCCCTTTTGTTCGTGAATATCTATCATATTGTACTCTACCATGCGTTAAAGTAATACTCGGTATATCTCTTTCTGCAGCATAACGTATCATTCTATTTATAGGAAGTTTATACCAATCATCTTTTATCACAGGAAATTCTGGTGGTAAATCTCTTAATATTTCATTCAAATCATTTCTATTTGATAATCTTTTATTTTTATTTTCTAATCTATTTAATACTTTATCGTTATTTTTTATTTTTTGAAAATCATTTATAATTTTTGTAGTATTTTTTATTTTATTTCTAATATCATCAAGTCTTATTTTACTTTCTACTTTATTATATCCCAACCGTTCAGCATTATCTAATCCTATTTCTATATCGTTTTCATCAATACGTAACTCTTCTAAATTTTTAAACTGTTGGTCTTCATCTACATTGTATTTTTTTTCTAATTCTTTTTCTCTTTTTGCACTAGCTAATAACGTTTCTCTTATTTCTTTAGATGTTTTTTCTTTTCTAAATTTAATACCTTTTGGAGCATAACCTTTTCGTAATAGTTTAATATCTTGTTCTGTAATACCTGGTAGTAAAGTTTTATTTTCACTAGAATCACCTAGTATATAAAAAGAATCAGCATATTCTTGTGCATTTTTTTTAGCGTTTATTACATCAGCTGCATGTTCTGATTGTATTTCTTCTATATGTACTGTAGGGTTTCCATCACCATCTATTCTATCTTTAACTCTTACTCGTGAAATTAAATTTACATCCTTCTCATAATTATGACTCGGATAAAATTTTAAAGGTTTATTTTTCTTTTCATAATTTTCTAATTTATCTCTTAAACCTAGCCATTCTAGTGTAAGTCCTTCTGGTGTATCACTTATATACTTCCTACCTATCTTTTCTAATTCTGCTAATCGAACTTCTTCTTTATTTGTTAAAGGATATTCTAAATTTCTTTCTCGCCATTTTTGAGGAATTGTAAAAACAAATTCTTTATACTTTTGTTTATTAGTTCTATCATCTCCATCTATAGTCCATTTACCATATTGAGGATTATTTTTCCATCCAGGATCTCTTGGATTATAACTATATACTCTTTCTTCAACAGGAATACTATGTTGTTTCATATAGGATTGAATTTGTTCTTTTGTAACTTCTTTTTTACCTTTTAAAAATTTTGTTAATCCTGTCCAATCAAGTTCTTCTTGTTTAGCTTGTCCTTTTAATCTATTTAAAAATGCTTCACCAGAACCTTTTTTTTGTTTTAAATTATTTACAGCATCCTCTAATCTTGAAAAGGTTGGGTTTTGTGATATTTGTAAAGTTTCTGCTGGTTGTTCTGTTACATAAGCTTTATTATAAAATCTTGTAACTTTATCTAAAAATGGTAATGCTCTTTCTGTTTGCATTTCAAGTAATTCATCTTCAGATTTTCCCATTCTAAATATTTCGTCTCTAGTAAGATTTTTTAATGTATAACCAAAATCTTTTTTTATTTGTTTTTTATAATCATCTATATTTTTAATTTTATTAAAAATAATTTTATCTACATGTTGATTTTTTAAATCTTGATAATTTTTAAAACTTCCTAATTTAATTTTTTCTAAACCAGAAACATCTGCAATAATTTCATCTTGCATATCAATTAATTTTTTAGCATCTTCTGCAGGATTAACTTTTTTAAAACCTTTTTTTGGTTCAGCTATAATATTTTTATTTTTTAATTGTTTATTAATAGAAGAAGTTATATTATTTTTATATGCACCCATAGCTAATTTTATTTTATTTTGAGGAACATTATATTTAACTATTTCATACATATCATTTCTTCCCATTTTACTACCAGCAATATCAGATTGTGTAAAAAAATCTAAAGTTTTTAAATTAGCTTCTGGTGTTAATGAACCAGAAATTAATGTTTCTGTATCTTGATAATCTTCTCTTCCTATTATTTTTCCTTTTGGATCTCTTTTTACTTTATATTTAATAAGTCTATAAACTGGAACATTACTGCCTTCATCAAAACCTTTTTCTTTTAAATATGTATTTGTTTTATCAGCAGCAGCATCAAAGTCTAATACTATATTTGGATTAACATTATCTTTACCAGAAATAGCAGGATGCGTTATTAACTGATTCCTTGTTATTTTTTCTGGCATAGTTATATATGTTGTTATAGCTTCTTCTGCATTTAAATTTTTTAAATCTTCTGGTATATAATCTACAGTATCTACATCATCTGTTATCGTAGTTGGAATTTTTGGATCGTTAATTATCTTTGAAAGATCAGTATCTGGTGAAACATCTTTAGGAATTTCTATGTTTTGAATATTTGGAGAATTTTTAGTTCCTGTAAAATTAGCTAAAACTTTTATTCCAGTTTTAGATTCTAAAATTAATTTTCCTGCTTTTGATATTCCTTTTAATGCTAATCCACTTCCTATAATAAGAGGAGCTAAAGGACCTGTTAATGCTCCTCCTAACATCATACCTTCACCAACAGCACCAATACCAACTAATCCAGTTTCAATTCCTTTACCAAGAGCTTCAGCTTTTTTTCCTTCTTTTGCTAATTGTTCTGTTTGTGTAAATAATTCAGAATAGGAAGGAGTATATCCTTTGCCTCCTACAATATCTGGTCTAAAACCAAATGCTTCTGCTAATGAACTTCCTGTTAATAGATCTAATCCTAATTGTTTACCATAGCGTAAAATTTTTTGTGCTTGTTCTTTTGTTAAATTAATATTAGTATTTGCTAAATAATCTTCTACTCCTGTATCTGTAATACCAGTTGGAAACTGCATATTATTTTTTACAGGGCGTTCTGGTGTCTTTGCTGCCAAAGAAGTATATAAATCATTTTCATTTACCATATTTATATTATACCACTAAACTCTCCAATATGCAACTCTTTTTTTATCTTTTATTTCATCTTCAAATTCTGGGTCATCAGGATGTGTTAATCTCCAGGATTCTTTCATATAATGTATTGCCATTGTCATAGCATCTACTTGGTCATCATGAGCTGCATTTGGAAATTGTAAAAGTTCTGTAAATAAATCATCACTCCACTTCTTATGTTTTGGTAACCAGACACGACCTGCCTCTATCATTGGAGAAGCTGCATGTACTCTGGATACTTTATCTTTATCTGGAATATAATCTTGTACTGGTAAGCCACCTCTACGCATATCTTGTATTAAAGACTGTCCAGATGCTTTCTTTTCTACTATGCATATATCAGGCCGATACTCGTCATATAAAAGTTGAGCAATTCTACGTAACTCTGGATACTCGTAACGGCCTTTCATGTTACCAAGTAGAATTAAGTTTGGAACAAAACTCTCATACCCATGCTCATTCTCTTCATATCTAGAAAATATTCCCCATGTTTGTATTACACTGTAGTCTGCTGTGGTTCTGGTAGAAAATGCCGTATCATACGTTTGAATAATAAAATCACAAGTTGGTGGTTCATCATATTCCCACCATTGTATCCATTTTTTCTTTATTAAACCACCTTCGTCTGGGGTAGGATCCTGCATATACAAAGCATTCCAATATCTAGCTCCATTTGAGGCACGTATTTCCTGTTCATCTATTCTTAAAGAATCATTAGACTTCCATTCTGGAAAATAACTACTACCTTCAGGCAACTGTAGTAACTCGGCACTGGCAGAATCTAGCCATGCAGGAATTCTTATAACTTCCCAAGGTAAGATAGTAGAAAACTCGGACTCTTGTTTTAGTAACCATCCACATAAATCATCATAATGGTACCGAGTATTAATAATTAAGATACTTCCATTAGGCATAATACGTGTTCGTAGTCCTGCAGGGTACCATTCTTTAATATATCTTCTTCCTGCTTCTGAATAAGAGTCTTCTTCTGACATTACGTCATCAAGAATTGCTATATGTGCTCCTCTTCCTGCGATTTGACTCTTGACTCCGGCTGCATAGTAGCTTCCGTTTTTGTTTGTCTTCCATTTTCCTGCTGCTCTAACGTCTGTCCGAAGAGAAACACCTTTAAATATGTCTTGAAAAGATTTAGTTGATACGATATCTCTAACAGACCTACCAAAATCGCTAGAAAGCTGGTCGCTATGACTGACTGTAAGTATCTCATGTTGTGGATTCCTTCCTATATACCATGCTGGAAACAATTTAGAGCAAATAACAGACTTGGAACTACGTGGAGGCAAGAATACCATCAGCCTTTTTATAGTTCCTTCTTCTAATTGTTTTAATTTATTGGATATAACTTCAATATGCCTTCCCATTTGCCAATCTGAAACTAGCGTTGGAGCAAATCTACGTACAAATGTAAGGAAATCATGTTTAGAATGATACCTTATGTTGTTATCCAGGTGCTTTTTAAACTTTATTACCTCTTCCATATCATAATTATAGCATAGTTTTTTATAAAAAGCAAGTAAAAAGCATGCTTATGTATAATATTATAAGTTATATATAATTATATATAATATATATAACATATATACTTTATAATGTCAAGTATAATAATAATAAATAATAATAATAATTATAATAATAATAATTTATAATAATATATATACTATATAAACTCGGCTCATGTCTAGTAACCCATAGATTTTTGTGCATATGTCTCACTTGCATATATATATAAGCAAGCGTGTGTATTTTTTGCCTGTACCCATAGCACTTGCAAGGTCTTACTCTTTATATTTCAAAAAACTATCTTTTATTTATATAGATCTATTTAATTTTAGATCTAAACTTATTGAGAATCATTCTCATTTATTTTAGATCTAAACTTATTGAGAATAATTCTCATTCATTAGCTAGTCTATAAAGTTTATTGATATTGTCCAGTGTGTGATTATATATTAGATAATTGCTTATTATACAGTCATTTATAATAGATCCGTATAGACAAGGCAACCAATACAAAAGTATTATTATATTTACTTATAAGCCTTATTGTCTATTATTATGACTATATTATTTAATATTTTACTTGCATTATTTTAAAAAATATAAGACAATAAATTATTATTAACTTATAAAGAGGCAATATGAAAACTAAATTAAACACTATTAATAAAGAAAACTGGAATAGCCAGAAAGCCTTTGGTATTAATGGCTATGATTATTTTGATAAGAAAAAAAATAAATATGTATTTAAATATGAAATTGTTTTATGTTTTGAAAATAGTGCAGGTTATTACAAACTAACAAAAAACAATCCTGCTTATGCCGTCAACTTGTCACATGATGAGGCACAAAAAAAGATGGATAAATTAAATAAGCTTATTTTTAAATTAGATCCTAAAGAGGCAGATAAAATAGTTATCTCAACCTTTAAATTTTAAATAATAAATAAATTTAAAAAGCTATCAAATATTTTTGATGGCTTTTTTTTTAGATCTAAAAGAACAAAACAAGAACGTCAAATAATTGACACTTTCTAGGATCTAAAAGTCAAATAATTGACACTGTCAGATAATTGACACTTTCTAGGATCTAAAAGTCAAATAATTGACACTGTCAGATAATTGACATTATAAGAAAAACTAATAATAATTATAGGTTTACATTATAGTTTTTTTATGGTCTACTATTATTATCATTAACAATAAAAAGAGGTGAAAAAATGATAACTAACTTAAACACAATAAAAAATGACAAGTGGAAGAATAGAAATATTAATAGATGTTTAAAAACTGGTCAGTGGAGAACAAAAAGCGTGTGGAAGAAATTAAGAATAGTTGCCAAGTTAAAACTTAAAAGTATGATATAAGTTTTAATATTATAAAGGTCTATATATTTTTATAGACCTTTATTTTTTTAATTAATGATAGGTAAAAAATGAAAGTAAGATTCACAAGGATATCAAAAAATAGAAAAACGGGGTTTATACCAGTGACTACAAGCGAGGAATCTAGTTGTCCCTCAAGTTGCCCATTAAAAGATAAAAATATTTGTTATGCGAAAAGAGGCAAGGCTAGAATGATCTGGCAGGAAGTGGCTACTGGTATTAGCAAAAGATGGGACAAGCCATTCAATAACAGTTATGATTCTTTTATAAAAGAAATAAGAAGGTTACCAACAGGTCAATTATGGCGTCACAATCAAGCAGGTGATCTGGCTCATACTGGCAATAATGAAACTATTGATTTTAATTTATTAAAGCAATTAGTGAAAGCTAATAAAGGTAAAAATGGCTTTACATATACACATAAAACAAAAGAAAAAGACAATTTTAATAAAATTAAATATGCTAATGAAAACGGCTTTACAGTTAATTTATCGGCTAATAATTTAAAAGAGGCAGATCAGTTAAAAAAATATAATTTGCCAATAGCTACCATTGTTGGATCTAAACCAGTTACTACAACACCTGACGGACATAAAATAAAAATGTGTCCGAATCAAAAGAATAAAACTATAACGTGTGAATTATGCAAGTGGTGTAGCAAAAGCAATAGAAAATTTATAGTGGGGTTTTTAAAAGATTAATGAAAATATTTTTAATAAAATTATTTGTATTATTTGCTTTACTTTGGAGTACAAGTTGGGTAGTATTTTTTATATATCATTTTTTATATATAAATTAGGAGTATAGGAAAAACCTATAATAGATATAGATTGTAATTATATATAAAGTAGGAGTAAGATAGGAG